CTAGGTAGAGTATGGAATTGATAAAACACCATAAGAAAGGTATATAATGCTAAACTATGAAAGAATCTTAATTAAGGGAAATAATGGCAAATAGAAAACATTTAATTAGAGTAGTGACTACTAGTGGTGATACTACAGGTTTTTCTGAATTTGTAGCAGGATCTACAGATGGTGGACCACTTATACCTAGTTTTACAGACACACAGAGAAATGCTATTTCATCTGCTCAAACTGGTGAAATAATATATAATTCAACAGATTCAAGATTGCAAATCTATAACGGATCTTCTTGGCAAGCATTAGAAGCAGGAGATGTGACAGGTGTCACTACTGCAGCTACTTCTGGACTAAACGGAGGAGCTGATTCTGGGGCAGTCACATTAGTTATAGATGCATCAAGACTTACTGATGGTACGAGTATAGATGTTGATGAAGATAACGATTTGGTTATGCTTTATGACAACTCTGCAAGTGCTATGGTTAAAGTAAAAGCGCAACAATTACATACCACTGAAGCGTTACAGTGGATGGGATTATAGGAGAATAAATGGCAATATATACAGCAGCAGAGCTAAATGCTAGTGAGACTCTTGGTACTTCTGAAGCTGAAATTTTCAGTAACAGTAACAAAATAATTATCAAGCAACTCATATTGGCAAACTACACAGCTACTGATAGAACAGCACAATTAAAGGTCGTACCTAATGGTGGATCTACAGGAGATGAGCATATCATTTTTGGTGATATAACTGTGCAAGCTAATACAACTCAAGTTATTGACTTGGCAATGGTTGTAGCAGCAAGTGCTTCTATTAGAGGTTTAGCAAGTGCAGCTAGCTCAATAAATGTACACATTTCTGGTGTAGAGGTAACCTAATGCCTAACATTGAAATACCTGAGCCGGTTTTCCTGGACAGGCTTGGTGGTGATGAGGTATATGGTTTTGGTCAAGATGGTAATGTAACCATCACTTCAAATACATCTCTATCTAGAGATATGTACTACAACGACTTAACAATCAATGCAAACTGTACATTAGACAGTAATGGATTTCGCATTTTTGTAAAAGGTACACTAACTTTTACAGATAGCACATCAAGGATTGGTAGATTTACAAACAAAACAACTGTTGGAACTCTTAAGGGTGGTTTTGCAAAAGGTACAGCAGCGACAGATACTCTTGGTGGTAAATCAGGTGAACAAGATCAATCGACACATGACAATAATGAATTTTTTAGTGGAGAGAACGAATTTTTCAATCTATCAGTAGCAATTCAAGGATCTAAATTCGATCCTGCATCAGGAACATACAAATTTATTGGTGGTGGATCTGGAGGGGCAGATGGAAGCATCACGGCAAGTGCAGGAGCAGGTGCAGATGGGGGAGACTCTAACTGGTCTGATTATCAAACTGTAGGTGCAGATGGTGGTAAAGGTGCAACAGGAAATGCTGCAACAGCAGGTACAGGAGCTGCAGGTGGTGGAGTAGTACTTGTAATAGCTAAAACGATTTCAGGTGATGGAACAATAAGAGCAGATGGTGATGATGCTACATCAGGATCAGATGGATCTACAGGCGCTCCGGCTCCTGATGCAAGTACACCCGGTAACACAGTTCCAGGTAATACAAATACACACCCAGGTAACAACTATTCTTATGGATATAGTTATCCAGGAAATAACTATTCATATCCGGGAAACAACTATTCCTATACCTCACCAGGAAATAACTATTCTTACAGTGGATCAAATCCACATACACATTATCATTGGCACCCAAGTCCACCAATTAATAACTACGCAACAGGTTTTTATCACTATCACTATGCACACTCACATCCATATACAAACTATGGTAGTAATAACCCTTCTACAAACTATGGATCAAATAACCCTAACTCTGGATCAAATAATACAAATTACGGATCTAACTATGGAGCAAATAATACAAATTATGGAACAAACCCTTCCAATACTAACCCTACAGTTTATCACCCAGGTGGGGCAGGTGGATCTGGTGGAACAGCATCAGATGGTTACAATGCAGGTGGAGGAACAGTTATACTGATATCAGGAACTAAACCTCTTCCTAGTGGTTTAACAATGGCTGCAGCAGCAGGAACAAGTGGTACCGGTACTTCAGGTGCAGGTACAGTAGTTACAGTTTACAATATCGCAGCAAGCGATACAGATCCAGGAGCATAATATGGCAATAAAAGAAATTGGAGTAGTGCCTACAGATTTTGAGGCATTCGATGTAATACCTGACAGTATATATGGATCAGGTAACGATGGTAATGTAACAATATCAACTAATACGACTTTAACTAGAGATATGCATTACAACAACTTAACGATAAACGATGACATACATTTAAATACAGCAGGCTTTAGAGTATTTGTAAGAAATTCATTAATGATGTCAAACACTCCTTCTGAGCAAGCAACTTGTTCAATTGGTAGAAAAGGTGCAGCTAGTACTGATGGAACTCTTAAAGGTGGGACTACAGGTAACGCTACAAATAGTATTGGTGGTGCCGGTAACGGAACTACTGCTACAGCTCCAACTGAAGGTATAGAATATTTCAATCATCCAGATCTGGCCATAAGTGGTGTAATTGTTCATGGAGGTCAAACAACACCTGAGGCAGCGGTTGGTGGATCAGGAGATACAACTAACGCAGGTGGAGGAATAGTAGTATTGTGTGCAAGAAATATTAGTGGTTACGGAACTGTCTATGCTACAGGAGAGTCAACTACCGGTGGTGGAGCTATCTTCATTGTAAGTCAAGATATACCATTAACAGGATTAGCTACTGATGTTACCGGTCATAATAATGGTAATGTAAAGACATTTAAGGTTTAACAATGGCTACTGTAAGAATCTACTACAGTAGAGCAGATCAAGATTATTCTAATTGGAACTTATTTCACTTTCCTGGAACGATGGATCAAGAAGATGCTGTATCTTTATTTCCTGATGACACAGTTGATAATACCTACCCTTATGGACCTAGATCGAAATCAGACTTTATCGCCAACGATAGTCTTGCATATGTAGATGTAGAACTTAATAATGCTGTAAAATTTGCAATATATATAAGAAGAAAAGATTTTGTTACAGACTACAACGGAGAGTTTGATGCTGCTTTAAAAATAGAAGATGATCTTTTAAATGAGTATCAATACGAAGTTGGATATGTTTGGGAAATCAATACTAATGTAAACCCAAATACAGATTTTTACATTAAGGAAGATAGCCCATATGTTTATGCTGATAGTACATATACAAATGTATTGGCTACAGATGTTACTTGTACAACAAACAACAATTTTGATAAAGAACTTGATACAATATCATTTGATGATGGGGGACACGATGGAGGAACTGGTATTGATCAAGGATCATATCAGTACATTAAAATATTTTATAGTAAAGGTGATGCACACTTTGTTGAAATACCTGATAGTCATGTATTTCCACAAGCAGATGGTAACGGAATAAAAGATATTCGTAGCTATTCAGTGCTATACTTACTAGGAAATACTTACACTATAGGAGAAAATATGGATCTATCAATTGATGCAAGTGCTTTAGCAGTAGAAAAAGCCGATGCTCTACAAGTATGTGAAAAAGCAGTCGCAAACACTTTATACAAACTTGGTGAAAATATCGATGCTTTTGATGATGCTGCATTTTTGGCCGATGTGGATGCTTATAAAGCTACTAAAGATATAGCTTTAACTGCAACTGTCGACTATTTAAAGCAACAACTCGATATTCGTACAACACTAACAGCCTAGTAGTAAGAGGGGAGGATCATGCGTTTAATCTACTATGTACCTGATAATATGTCTATTGATGACTATAAATCAGAATGGGAACAAGTAGTTGCAGAAGTGCATCACGGCTTGTCTGCTAATATAGAAGATTATGTAAAAGATCCAACCAAACCTCAGGTTGTCGAAATACCAGAATATAGAAAAGCTCATATACCAATAAATGCAGCATCCAAAGATTTTATACAATATATTTATATTGATGAATTTTTTGATAAAGATGAAGTTCCACAATACTCAATGGAGATCTGGTCTAAAAATTTAGATAATCCATCTGAATCACAGGTAAAAATTGACACACATCTACTGCAATATGATAAGCATAAAAGACACTTTTACTCAGAACATATAGCTCTCAGACCTGGATGGTATGATGTAGTATTTAAAAAAGATGGTAAGGAAGTCGAGTCAAAAGAAATTGCAGTCTACGAAGCACCAGATGAAGAAGAATAATCTTTGGACACAAGGAGTTCCTAAAGAAGTTGTAAGAGGTGTCGTAGCTTGGGAAAATTGTTTAGAAGTACCTGAAGGCATTATCGACTCAATGAACGAAGATGTTGACTTATGGAAAGAAGCCCAATCAAAATCTCAGACACAAACAGAATCCGGTAAATCAATCTATAACTCTAATGGACCAATCAGATTCGATCCTGAACAAGAATTTACAAAAGAAATACATTACAAGTTTTTACGACAAATTCAGTCAAATTCTTTAAACAAAGCAGCTCAATATTTTGGTTTATTTCCTGATGTTGAACTAGAAATAAATTGGATGGAAAAGTATCAGTACATAACATACAGACCACCAAAACATATGACCTTTCATAGTGATAATCACTCTGTAAGGAATCCTAAAACAAATAAGTATTATATTGCACCTTATATGAGAAGAATAACAATTTTAACTTATTTGAATGATGACTTTATGGGAGGTGCTTTAAAGTTTAGATATTTTCCTGAGGCAGATCCATATAAACCACCTGCAGGATCAGTAGTAATTATGCCTAGTTCTTATGTTTACTCACATGCAACAACACCATTATTGAATGGTCGTAAAGCAGCTTTTTTAGTTTCACTTAGTAGTAATTTTGATATGGATAGTTATAATAGTGGTAGACCACTTGATGAAATAAAGATGAGGGAATTAGCATGAAAAAAGTGATGGGTTGTGTAGAGATCTATGAAGATTTTATTACAGAAGAACAAGCACAAAATCTTATAAAGATATGTGAAGATGTAGATAAAGATCCTGAATTTGAGCCAGGTTTTAAAGATGCCTCTGTAGGTAAAGGTCACAAAGGTGGAGATATCAGGTCTAACAAAACTTTCAACATCACGGAGTATCACTTTACGCATAAAGAATCAAGATTATATAGAGAGTCTGTAAAGAATGGTAATGATAAATACTTTCATAACATCAACAATGTGCAAGAATTAATATCTTCAAAGCTCCAACAATATGTAAATGAATATACGAAAAAGTATGAGTTCCCAATTATGTTTGATGAAGGTTATACATTACTAAGATACACGGGTGGTCAAGAATATAAAGCACATTGTGATTATGCACCACATATGCCTAGATATTTATCAGCTCTCATCTTGCTTAATCCATCAGAATATGAAGGTGGTGGCACATACTTTGTTCATTTTGATGAAAACATAAAACCTGAAAAACCTGCACTCGTTTTGTTTCCTAGCAATTATGCTTATGCACACAGAGCCATGCCTATAATTAGTGGTACTAAGTATGCGATAGTTACTTGGTTAGGTCATCAAATAGATACAGATGGTTTACCGGAATTTTATTTACCAAAGGGATAATATGGAAGCAGTAATTATAGAAGATCTTTTTAAAGGTAATCAACTAGAAGAGTTAAGGCATTGGCTTGATAATGAGACTCCTTATTGGGATGATCAAACTTGGGAAAGATCTCCAAGTGGTGTAATGAAAAAAACTTGTCCTGAGTTAAATACTTATCACATAGCTACAATAGATAAGGCTAGAGATATATTTGCAGTCCATGATTTACTACCAACTTTTTCTACTTTGAATTGGTATGAACAAGATACTAATCATCCTATTCATAAAGACTCAGATCCAATAGAGTACACAATTATGTACAACTACTATTCAGATAGCAGTTGGAATATGAATATAAATGGCGAAAACTTTACACTAGAAAATGAAACTGCAATAGCTTACTATGGATCACAACAAAATCATGGTAGATTACAAAACCCAGGTGGAGTTACTGTTGCACTATACTTCAATTATGCAAAGCCTGATAATTATCACTTTGCCTTAGGAGAACATAGTAGTGGTGAGGTTATGTTTCCCTCTAGAAGACATGAATTTGAAGTTCAGAAAGATTGGTTATAAATGGTTGAAATAGATTTAAGTGTTGGTGAGTCTGTAGAATACAACGCATCAGATAAAACAGAAGAAAAATTGATGAGTAATAGATTAACTCTAGATCCATCATTAGAATTTTATTTAAATACAAACTTAGCTTCTATAGATAAAGCTTTGTTTGTTGGGGCAGGAGTAGGGGTAGCTAGTAAAGTACTTACTAGCAATGGCAAAGATGTTACTAACATTGAGCCAGTTGAGTCGAGATATGACATTTTAGAAATAAATTGTCCTACAGCGACAAATATCAATAAAGCATGCGATAGTTCTGCAGGATCTGGAACTATGTATTATTTTAACGACAACGAATCAGGTGCAAAGCTAGGAACAGACTTTGGTGATGCATCAGAAAATGTAGATGTAATAACTATAGATAGTCTGAATCTTACAGATTTAGATCTAATAGTTGTTACTGCAAACGGAAAAGAAATAGATATATTAGAAGGGGCTGCAACAACTATTGCAAACAATACAGATGCAAAAGCTGTTATAACATGGGTGCCAGATCTTATGGATGACATAGATCAAGCTATCTTGGATTTAAAGGCATTGCCATTTACTTCCTACAAGATTGTACATTGGAACTCAACAGATAATGCAATATCATATATGAATCAATATACAGATGAATATCCTAATGATAACTTAAAAATTGTTCAGCAAGCAGTTGTCTTGATGGAATAACATGGCAAAATGGTGGGAAACAAAAAAATATAGTAGATTTTTAGAAGAAAAAGAACATGTAGTTGGTGATGATAAGATTCTATTTACTACATCAGATCCAGAATTTGTAGACTTAGCACCACCAAAACCTGCAAAAGAATTTATACCTGCTTGGTACAAGCACCTTCAAAGAGAATGGTCATACATGAACGATGATGATGACTCTTGGAATACAGTACCTTATAAAGACAACTCACTTAAAAAATGCCCTACTGTAAAAGATATTATGACTGCCGGATATATTATACCTCTTTGGCTTGATCTAAAAATAAATCACGACAAACAATCAGGATTTAACTGGTATAACAAGCATGCATTTAATGACACAATTACCTATCATGATCCTGCATCAATTGGTAACTTACCATTCCAACCTACTAGTTATAATACTGCTTTAAAGTTTACAAATCCCTGGGATATTATAACTCCTCCAGGTTGGTCTGTGATTATAACCCAACCTTGGTATCACAGAATATGGGAAATAGAGATAATGCCTAGTCTTGTTGAAACTGATTCTTATCATCAAATGAATATACCATTCTTGTATCACGGAGTTGGTGAAAAAACATTTAGACAGGGTACACCATTGATACAAGTTATACCATATAAGAGAAGTGGTTTTGATCTGGAAGAGTACGAATCTAGAGAGATGGATGATCTTGATAAAAAATATTATGCTAAAAGTAGGTCTGCTGAAAGAACAAGACAAAATGGTTTTTATCGTTGGCTAACACAACAGAATAAAAAAAGATGGAAAGATGAGGGAGTTATAGATGAGTAAGTGTCCGATACCAAGAATTACAGATGTTTGGTCAAAACCAATGAAAGAAATAAGTATGAACGCACCAAGAGTTGCATACACTATACCTGTTCCAAATCAACAGTGGGGACAACTTGAAAATCAAGAAAACAATCAGCTACCTCCTGTTAATTATGAACTTCCAAAGAAGTTTGTCAAAGCTCCTAATGGATGTGTATCTACACAGTTTATGAGAAATAGATTGTATGAAGTCAACTTTCCATATAGTTATGTGAAAATAAAAATGAGTAAGAATGTTTTAGCTGATGAAGTAGATAGATTTGGTGGTTACAATTTTACTGCTAACTATTATGGAAATGTAAAGCATCATGGTCCATTTACGGAACTGATACTTGAAGAAAAAGAAGGATGGGCTAATCCTAAAATACCTACAATGCAAATATCTATGCCTGTTATGTTATTTTGTGATGATCCTGAAGTTTGGATGGATGTATTACCAAGTGATAGAAATGTTGGTAAAAACTTACCTATAACTACAATCCCAGGTTTTATGCCAATACACTCTTGGTCAAGAGGTCTTTCATGGGCTTTTGAATGGCAAGATCTAAGTCAAGAAGAATGTTTACTAAACCATGATACAATTATGTTTAATCTATTATTTTCTAAACCTGTAAAGCTAGAATATGTACCATGGAACGAAACATTCAGTAAGCAATGGAATCTTATAAGTCAATCTTCCGTTAATAGAAGAGAGACAAATATGCTTTATCCTGAAGCAGCAAATAGAAGACCAAGAAGATTACTACCCAGAAAGCAAAAACTATGGAAAGACAAGAGAAGTTAATAGAGCAATTATTTCCACAAGATGTATTTGATAGACTTGTTGGTTTAGTTAAAAGAAACTATAAGAAGTTTGAATACAATGAATTTTTTGGTAGGTATGGTGCAACTACTGAAGTTTGGAAACCTTTGATGCCATTCTTTGCTAGAACACTTCCAATCGCTAGAGAAATATTTGGATCTGACACATTACTACCTACTTACGCTTTAGCTGTACATTACGAAGGATCGGAAGCAAAGTTAATTACTCATAAAGATGACAATGCTTGTACATATACAATAGATTTAAGTTTATATAAAAAAGATCAATGGGACTTAGTAGTTGAAGATAGGCCATACTCTTTAGATCCAAATCAAGCACTTGCTTTTTATGGAGAAGAACAAGAGCATTGGAGAAATGATTTTCCAAATCCTGAAACAAATTATAATGGAGCTGTATTCTTCCATTATGTGGAGCCTGATCATTGGTTTTTTACAGGAGAAAAAAAATGAAGTGGATTAAAGAAAATAATATAGAATTTGCTAGTATTATTCCTGCCTTGGTAGATGTGTGTCCACCTGTACCGGCAGCACAAATGATACCTGAGTGGTTTCAGAAGTTATCACTAGATTTACAACAACCAAATCATAAACCATTCCCAATAATGTCAAGTATGATTAAGGATCTAAACTTACACACTATAAAGAAATGTCCTGCTGTTGTAGATTATTTTACTGAAGGTTACATAATTCCATTTTGGATGGATATGTTAATACAGAGACAAGGACAAACATTTAGTTATGACACTAATTTTACTGATGAAGGTGTAGGAAGCACTATAGAGTTTCATGATGAGGAACAATTTAGTACATATCCTTTTGAAAGAAATGATTACAGAAGAGCTGTTAAGTTTACAAGTCCTTGGTTTTTTTGGACTCCTCCAGGTTGGTCAACATTATTTCTAGCACCTCAAATGCATCCAAATAAAAACTTTACACTAATACCTGGCATTGTGGAAACTGATACATTTCATCAAGTTAACTTTCCTAGCATATGGCATTCAGAAGGTGAGAGGCTAATTAAGAGAGGTACACCATTTTTACATGTTATTCCATTTAAAAGAGAAAAGAAAAGTCTAATTGTTAGTAAGTGGGAAGACAGACACGATGAGACAATAAGAGATGAAAGTTTTAAATTACGAAGTAAAATGACAGGTGGGTATAGACAAATAAATAAGAACAGGTTTAAATGAAAGTATGGATAGATCAAGATTTATGTACAGGAGATGGATTATGTGCAGAGATAGCTCCTGATGTATTTGTCATGCAGAATGATGGTTTAGCTTATGTCCAAGAAACAGTGGGAAATTTTGGAGACCTTAAAATATTTAGTAACATTCATAATAACGATCAAGGCGCTGAAGGTCTTGCTAGAGTTCCTAAGGGACAAGAAGATATAGTTATAGAGTCTTCTGAAGAATGCCCAGGAGAATGTATTTTTATAGTACCATAGAGTATTATGGTAAATCTTTATGAATTAGAATACGATCTTTTGAAAAAAAGTAGAATTACAGACCGATCTCCTAAAAGTATTGTAGATCAACCTACTTCAGATCAACCTATCAACGAAATATATAATAAAGAAGATTCCTCAAAAACTTCTGAGTAAATCAAGAAAGTGTCGTTTTTCTTGGGTATAATATTGATTGTATTAATGAATTAATTAATGAAAGGAAGAAAATGGCTGAACAACAACAGTTAACACCTGAACAAACAGCAGATCTGGTCAATAAACTAATGGCTGAGAATAAAACACTCAAAGCTATGTTGGTCGATACTGCAGAAAAGATAGCTAATGTAGAGTTAAAAAACTCTGAGCTTAAAGTACAGGTTAATGGATTGCGTGAGGTATTAGAAAACATCTCAGGTCAAACAGAACAACCTACATCAGAAGAAGAGTAATGTCATCTTTGGAAAGCTTTTCCAATAGTATCCAAAGTGGTCCAATACCATGGAGGGAACAGTCAGATCTTAACAGGGCTGCGTGGATAGAAGCATGCGAAGGTGTAAATAACGGAATACCTGCTAGAAGAGCTGCTAGATGGCTCATAGAAGAGAAAGGTTGTCCTTTAATGTTAGATACAGTCAGAAATCAAATTAAAAGCACAATGAAACGCTATGTCAAGTCTTGATGATTTTAACAAAAATCAAAGCGATATAGAAAACGCTAGAAAGTCAAACGAAAATAAACATCCAACAGGTCTAGAGCCTGGGTATAAATTAAAAGGTCCAAAAGGATCAATAACTTCTAAACCACAAAATACCGGTGATATTAATGAGTTCGATGATATATTAGAAGAACTAGGCTTAGATCCTAAAATTTATGAAGTCATTCAGCCTGTAGAAGTAAGAACATGGGACAGTATGGTCGATGGTGGGACAAGACTTTACTATTACAAAGCTAGGATACAATCAAAGCAACCAATTAATGATAACGATCCTGACTATGATGCTCTTCTTAAAGAAGTTAAGAAAGCCAAGAAACCAAAACTTCCTAAAGTAGATAAGAATGACAGTGTGGTTGTATGCTGGAGTGATTGGCAACTCGGAAAACCGGATGGAGATGGTACAGAGCAAATAGTCGAAAGACTAAACCAAATGATTCCAGATTTTACACACTATGTAAAAGAACTAAGGAAAACAGGTAAAAAGTTAAAAAACTTAAACATATTATCTTTAGGTGATATTATCGAAAATTGTTCTGGCCATTACGACACCCAAACCTTTGGAGTTCAGCTCAATCTTCGTGATCAGGTTAAGGTAGCTCGTAGAATTATGGTAAAAGCTATTACTGAATGGTCTCCATATTTTGATAATGTGGTAATCACGGCCATTGCCGGTAACCATGGTGAAAATCGCAACAACGGAAAAACCTATACAGATTTTGCCGACAATCATGATGTGGCTATTTTTGAACAAGTACAAGAAATACTTAGTCAGAATCCAAAAGCATTCGGACATGTAAAATTCCTAATACCGGAAAGTGAATTATCTGCAACTGTAGAAATTTCAGGTAAGGTTGTTGGATTAGCACATGGTCACCAATTTAGATCTGGAGTTTCGCTAAAGTCAGGTAAGTATGCTTTTGATAAGGGTATTAGATGGTTTGCAGGTCAGTGTATGGGTAGGGAGCCAATTGGGGACTCAGACCTTATAGTGACAGGTCATTTTCATCATTTTTTCACCATATCAAATAGAGGTCGTTGGTTTATGCAATGTCCATCTGTTGATGGTGGATCTACTTGGTTTAAAGATATATCAGGTGATTGGTCACCACCTGCTCAGGTTGTATTTACAATGTCATCTGAAGACAAAATGTATTTTTGGGATAATCTCAAATTTTTACCATATAGCAGCTAGAAATACCTAAAAATTGATAATTCCTTTTTAAAATGGAGTAATCATGATATTAGAAGTTCTTAGAATAAGCTCTCAAAAAGATTCAACAAGTGGTATCTTGTTTGATATTACAGATAATAAACGCAAATTTCTTTGCTATACAATCGAAGATGAATTTAGAGATGTAAAAGTGATGCATGAGACCAGAATTCCTGCAGGTATGTACAAGCTTACCTTACGCAGCGAAGGAGGCTTTCATGCGAGGTACAAAAAAAAGTATGGTGACTGGCATCGAGGCATGATTTATGTAAACGATGTTCCAGGGTTTTCCTTTATCCTTTGGCACACGGGGAATTCCGATGAATCGACCAGTGGATGTCTCATTTTTGGCCAAAATCAAGAAAGTAATCTAGTAAAACCTGATGGATGGGTAGGATCAAGCGTTTCGGCATATAAATTTGTATATCCTAGGGTTAGAGATGCTATCTTATCAGGTGAAGATGTATATGTTAAGTATATTGATTATGATACAGTTGGAGATCAGGAGATGAAAAGGATTTCCGGATCTGATCCTGTAATATCATATAGTCCACAAGAAGAACAAAAGAAACCTACAGAAGTATATGATTTTTCTAAAGATTTTCCTAAATGGCCTGGAGTAAACTATAAACTGCAAAAACCAATGATGAAATCAGAAGATCTTAAAGAATGGCAAAAGGTTGTAGGTCTATCAGCAGATGGTTGGTATGGAAACGGATCTAAAAATAAAGTTATCGAACTTCAAAAAGAGTTCGGTTTAAAAGAAGATGGAATCTTAGGAAAAATAACCTGGGACTCATCTTTCGCAAAAAATAAATAAAGTTAGGAGATAACTTATGAAATGGGAATTAAACGATGCTTTTAAAGTGTCCTTAATTAGAGCAGCCAGAACAGGACTTCAAGCAGGTCTTGGCGTAATAATTGCTGCACAAAGTGGTTGGTTAGATATGTCAGTCATGGAAGGTGCAGCTGTAGCAGCAGGAGCAGCTTTTTTCTCTGCGTTGCAAAATGTAATGGAAGAAGCTCCATTCAAGTTCATGTCTAGTATTCCGAAAGGATAGTTAATTTCGTAAATCGAAATTAGGTGCGCTAAATTGACTGAGGGGCGTTAAGCCCCTTTGTCTTTAGGAGAAAAAATGTTTTATTATAAAGTAGAAGTATTAAGAATAGTAGATGGGGATACAGTAGATGTTAGAATTGATTTGGGTTTTAATGTGTGGCATAAATGTCGTGTTCGACTCATGGGCATCAATGCTCCGGAATCACGAACAAGAGATCTGGAAGAGAAAGCAAGAGGGCTTGCTGCAAAACAGTGGCTTATAGATAAACTCGAATTTAAAGATATAGAAATGCAATCTCATGGTACAGGTAAGTACGGAAGAGTTTTAGGAGAGTTATTTAATGAGGGTGTCAATATAAATCAGTTAATGGTCGAAGAAGGACATGCTGTTAGTTATGATGGAGGGAAGAGGTAGGAAGTGATGAGAGAGTGCTTCGAAAATTCAATACCTTAGTTCGTTTATTAATTGTAGCTTTACTTATATATCCTATGCCTATTGCTATAGGTGCAGAGCAAACTGAAACAGAAAATTTTGATTCTACAGGTTTTACTAATTCAAACTTTAGTGTAACCAATTACTCTAATGCGACATATTCAATAGACACTGTTTACAATGGCGACTATGGTTGTGAAAACTATTGTCTTAACTACAACACAGGCAATACACAAAATCGAATGTTGCAAATAACTTTTGGTGATACAGGGATTACAGAAATAGGTTTTGATGTTGGAGCAGTAGATAATAGTTGGGCTTACAATGTATTTCTAAAAGACTCAAATGGTACTTCATCTAATCCTGATTGGGTAAATTACAATAACCCATCTAATTGGAATCCTGCAACTTATGTTTTTGAGGAAACTTATAC